ATAGTACATTTTTCCACTCTGGGTGTACAAAACTTTCACGAACTGGAGGACCCTCAGGGAAATTAGCAAAATCCCATTCACCACCTGAACCCCAATTCCTTAGGTTTGCCATTTCGGCTTTAATTAATACTTGATGGGAGGCAACTCTTCCTGCACTATCTAATGATGATTGACCTATTTCAGAAACCTGACCTTGATACTTAACACCATTTACTATCATGTAGTTTGATTCTGATTTAAATCTAGATGCTTCTTTTGCCGCGGCATCCATTTGTTGTTGTAAATCAGAACCCACGTTTACTTCTTCGGGCTTAGGTGTTTCACCAGGAACATCTTTATATAGTTCTTCATGTTTTTGTATATCTTTTGCTTCTTGACTTGCTACTGCTTGGTCTAATTCTTGTTCATTGCTTACTGCAACTGGATTACTTGTATCTGCTTCAAACTCTGCTTCTACCTTATCAATTGCAGGCGCCAAATTGCTCATGTCTGTTGCATCACCACCTACTTCGGCACCAGCATTATTAATTTCTCCGGCAATCTTGTCTCTAAAAGCAGTTGCTTCTTCTGAAAATAGTCCATCTGTTCCGCCGCCGTTTTGAGCAACAATATCATTATATTCTGCATATTCTTCTGGATTAAACAAAACGCCCATAGATGACCCAAAGTTATCAACACCCATACTAATATTACTACCATCAACAGTTGCACTAGCAGACATCATATTCTCGTATTTTTCTGCATACTCTGGGCCTACATTGAATTTATCCATCGAAGTTATGACGTCATTTTCCATTTCATCAAAGAATTCTGGGAAGTACTGTTGCTGCATGGCGGCATCAGTCGCGTTCATATTAGCTATGAACTGATCGATTTCTTCCATGCTCATTCCTGCGTCTTCTAACGGTGCAGTAACGTCAATTGCCTGAGTCGGTAGAGATGCAGACATTAGTTGTTCATCGCCTGATACTTCTACATCTCCAAGTCCACCTAGTAAGCTACCTGCAAGGCCAGCAATAGCACCTTTAGCTAAACCTGTACCTGCTGCTTTAGCAATGTCTGCTACAGTTCCGCCTGCGGCTGCTTTAATAGCACTGTCTACTACTGTTCTAAATATTGCTGTTGTACCGATAATACCTAGTATTGCTGGGCCGCCTGCGCCTGCAACACCCATTCCGATAGTGATAACTGTCATCATCAAGCCCTTAAATGCTGCAACGTCTTCATCGTTCTCAATTGACTGGGCACCTTTTTGTATACTAGCAACAACTGCTGATGCATTTTTGCCTGCAGGGTCTGGTAATTTTGCAACCAGTACTTTTAATTTTTCAATAGGTACTGCGTTACCTACTTTAGATAGTATTGCTTTAAGTTTAGGATTGCCAGTTATTTTTGCAAATAATGGTGTTAACTGAAGTTGGGCTTTTTTTGCTATTTGAGCAGTGTTGCCACCTTCGCCTCTTGTAGTAACTAGGCTTTGAAATACACTTTGTATTTGTTCTGGGGCAAGTGCTGCTTCATTAAGTTTACTTAATTCGCTAACTAACGTATTTAAATCTTCTCTAACAGAACTAGGCAGTTCTTGCCAGGCTTCATCTATCTTAATACTTTCTGTTATTAAATTTATATCTTTACGAATTTGATTCATTCTTATCTTCCCTTTGTCTCTCTTTAATTACTTTTTTAATGCCTCGGGCGAATTTGGAAGAATCTTTAGCACGAATACTATTGACTATACGATTAGTTAAATCTTTGGCTTGGTCCTCATTGTAATTTGCTTCAATTCGTTCAATTAAATGTATTACACTTTCAATAAGGTGTTCACCGCGGTTCTCAACCGCATGATTTCTGTCTCGATCGACTGAAATAAGATTTAGTTCTTCAATTATGCTACGAGTTTTTCGCACATTACGCTCCTGTAAATAGGCTTAACACTATTTATCATTTGCTAGTCGTCATTCTTGGATAAAAACTCTCGCATATTCATTGCTTGTTTAATAGTATCTTTGTTTCCACTATCATCTGCTTTAATACTATTGTTTCTTTTTAGTTGGTCAACTAAACTACTTGTAGTAACTGTCATTGCATCCTCATCACCTTCCTCTAAGTCTTCAATTCTTAAAGTATCTGTGCTAAATTTGAGATCTACTTTGCTACCGACACCTGCACTAGAACGTGTTTTCATAAACTGTACCTGATATCTACCTCTTTCACGCATTGCGTTACTTGTAAAGATACCAATTACATTATCTGCTGTGTTGATCTTACTAATACCACCTGCAATATGACTGTGATCGTATTCTACTTCTTCTACTGCACTTCTACCTAACTGCGATGCTGTTGCATGTAGTATATCACGTTCCATTGCTAAGTTACGCAACTCCTCTGATATGTATTTGTCTTTAACAAACATATTTTCTGCTGATATCTTAGCACTGATAGGCATCATTAAGTCTAAGTAGTCTACTAACAATGCATCTACTTTCTCACCACACTGTATTTCGTATTCACGTAAGAATGCTCTAATGTCATTTGCGTTAATACCACTTGGCATTTGCTTAACACGGAACTTACCAGCACTCTTTGCCTTCATTTGTACACGAAGATCAACATCATCAATGTTCTTCATTATTTCTCTAGTGCTGTATCCAGTAACCATTGCATCTAAACGCATACTAATAAGTTGCTCACTAAGTTCTAAACTAATGTATACAACATTAAGTCCTGCTAATGCCCAATTAATTGCTAGGTTCTGCAAGAACAAACTTTTACCACCGCCACTTGGTGCGGCAAAGATATTAATCTCACCTCTATTCATGCCACCGTATAGCTTTTGATCAATGCCTTTCCAGCCTGTGCTTGTTGCACCACTCTGTGCTTTAATCCATTCTAATCTTTCTTTGGGATTTTCAAAGTACTCTAGTCCTAAGTCTTTTACTAAACCTATTTGTACAGCCTCTTTAATCTTATTTTCTACTGCACCGTAATCTTTGTTTTCAAGTAAGTCTGTGCTTTCAATAATTGCTATCTCAAGTGCTTTGTGTCTGCAAAAAGTTTCAAACTCATCCATAAACCAGTTCTGGTGATCCGGAGTAACGTTATCTATAAGTGTAATACCTTGTCCACCTACAGCATTTAATTGATCTAATGTAGGAACACTGTTGTACTCGTTACTGTGCTGAAGCATTAACTCAATAGTGCCTCTAAACTTTCTACTAAAATATGCTGGTGCTATAATAGCCTGACATCTAGCAAACAAATCATGGTCGCTCATGAGGAACTGAATAAACATTCTCTCAATGTCTTGGTTATATTCTTTAATACTTGTACTCATAACATCCTCATCTTAACTTGTGATTTCATTTTATTTTTGGTAGCATGTTTAATTATACTCGCAACTGTTAAAAGTCTACCATATTTGGATACAGCATCGGCTGCATCTTTTACATCTTTATCCCACGGCGGGAAACTTATTTCCCAATCAAGTGTTATTGCTTGCTCGATTAAATCTTTACCTGCACTATCTCTGTCTGGACATAGTATAACACGTTTTCCTAACTTGTCTATCAATTGTGCTTGCTCTGGACTTACTGCATTTCCTTGTACAGCAACACCGTCTACTAGTATTGCATCAAATATACCTTCTGTCACAATAACTATTTCTCTTTCTGTACCTGCAAATGCATCTACGTTAAACACATAGCCTGCTTTTATATTATTCAAGAACTTAGGTGTTTCTTTTGTAGGTGGATTTATATGTCTTCCGGTCCATCCTACGAGTTCGTTGTTATACATGAATGGTATAATAACACGTTTCTTGTTTGCCATATCAGAGAAATGTAGTAACGGATAAACACCTAGTACGCCACGTTGCCTTGCATACTCTTTTAACTCATGTCCATCTGCTAAACTTTCTAGTGTTTGCACATTATCTGGTAGTGGAACAGAATCAAACTTACTAAAACTGTATACATACTCGTCACCTTCTGCAACATTTAACTCGTCGCCTAACTTTAGCATCTCTACTTGCACCGCATGCACGTCAGCAGTTGTTGCACCTAACTTCATTGCTAAGTCTTTATACTTCTTGCCCATGTAAGGGTTAGGTGACCACCCTGTCTTGTGTCCGCAGTTAAAACAATGGAAACTAATCTTTGCACCGTTTGCTATAACACCTGCACGTTTGCGGTTGTCACTGCACACAGGGCAATCAAAAGTTTTCCAGCCACTTGGAGTACTGCTACTACGCACTGGGAGATTATCTACTAATAATCTATGTACTTGCTCTACTACTGAATCCACACTCATAGGCATATTATAGCAGAGTTATATTACAAAGTCAATTGTTTTTTAGTTTCTTACGTGAATATTGGAAATAGTGCTGTTGGCATCGGCTGGGTAACTTATTACTCGTACCCAATTACAATTAACTGCAAAAGTTTTATGTAATATATCTGATGTTCCTGCAATAGCAATATTACTAACTACATCAAACCAGTCAGCATGTCTATCGTCGCCTTGAGGAGATGTTTGCATGAGGCTTGCTTGTATTTTAATATTGCCTGTGTAAGTTGAGTGATATATTGCAACACTATGTTGAGCATTCTTAAAGTTGCTGTCCAAGTTACCAAAGAACGCACTTGAAACAAATACATTATTAGATGGTTCTGTCATTGTTACATTAAATTGTGTAGGTATAGGATCTAAAACTGCTTGTTCTGATATTTCAATATCTAAAGCAACATCATTATTTTGATTTGAATAAACTGGAAGGTCTGTGCCTTCTGCATTGGTCCTAGTTACATATAGTCTGTATAAGCCTGCATCAATATCTTGCAAGTCGCCTGCTGTTAGGTGTAGTTTAACCATTCCTGCGTCGCTAGTTACTTCTAATCTTTTAGAAAGTAATCTTTTACGAGTTGCAGGGTTTACCATGTATGCAACAACCTCATCTGTAAATACAGGTTGTAATTTTCTATCACGGTTCCTAATATTAAAGTTGATTGTATTAGCTAAACCTTTGTGTGCTATTATTGATTTATTGTTCATTGGTTTGTTGTCCACATATAAGTTGTCGGCAGTAATTACGAGATCTATTGAATCTTCGTATAAAAATAATCTGTTATTGGCAGGATTCATAAAATATATACCTTTCTGTTACAGTATTTATCTATCTGTTAGGTAAATATCGTTATGCAAGAAATCAACCAAGAACAATTTCCTTTTATTACCGGATTAACTTACGCAAAGTCAGAGTACTATGGGATTGTTGTGAATTATGATAATACAATCTTAACCATGTATGATTTATCAAAGATGCCTAACAAAGACATTAGAGCTTTGTTTATAAGTTTGGGAGAAACATGGTGGTGGGAGTCTAATCGGATATTACCAATTGACGTATTCCTACATCATGAGATGAGACCTTTTCAAAAGTATCTAACCACAATGGTTATGAAAGATGTAGACCATATGTTTGGTCCAATGACTACTTTACAAAATATGTTAAAGAAACGTATTAAACGTAGAGGGATTCAGTTGCAAAACATCAAGCGTTTAGACTAGATTTCGCAAAGCCTATTTAATTGCACTACAATTGCTGTAGAAAATGCAATAGCATGAGCCTTCTTAAAATAGTATTCGCCTGATTCAGGTTTAACCCAAACAGTCCTTTCTATCTCATCAAAACTCTTACCTAACAGATGTTTCTTACCGGGTCTAATAATAGCAAGTATCATTGCTAGTTCATTGACAGTAGTAGGTTTATAGTCTTGTAACACATTTAAATAGTTACTTACATGATACAGTTTCGATACTACTTCGCTATGTTGTAGTAACTCCCACATTGGTGCCATTGCAAGTAGTTTATTAAGATGTGCTTCGTCTACAATATCAGAATACACACTGTTATTAAGATAGTCAACTTTAAACCAACCTTCTTGTTCTGCTTGTTTGTGATCTATTGTGCTATAGCCTTCTAATGGAAATTTAGGAATGTTCTGAAAGTAGACACCAGTATTGTGTTTAGTAAACTTACTATCCTTTTCAATACTTGCAGGCGTATGCTTGACTAATCTGAGAAAGTCTTCTCTATTCGCCATGTCAATGTCTACATCAAAATTTATTTTCATTATATAATATCTGCAATCTTATCTGCTAGTTGTATAAACCAGT